CCGGCATATGCAAGTTGTTCTTTTTCTTTTTCTATTGCTTTTATACTATTATCAATTTCAAAATTCTTTTTAATAATTGCATCGGTATCTTCTTTACTCAATAATGCCATATCTGAAATTAATGATACACCTGTTTGTAATGATTTGGATGCATTATTAAATGCATCTTGTCCAAACTGATGATTAATATCTTTTGCATATTCTGAAAATTTGTTTACAAACGATGTTGATGTTTTTAATTTTTTTGAAAAATCATCATATATTTTAGGCATTTCCTTTATTTTAGCAGATAAACTTTCAATTGATTCCAATCGTTGTTCTTCTAAAACATTTGTACTTTTTACAATGCCTCTATTTGCAATTAAATCTTTTCGTAATGCAGCTAATTTTTTTTGTTTTTCTTCAATTATTTCTTTTTGGACAGTATCTTCTTTAGTTAGATTTTTTTCTAATTTGTAAATATCTTCTAACAGATTTTTAATTCTTTTTACCGCATCTTCGTTTGGTAAAAATCCAGATGTATTAGAGGTGCTTTTTGCCATTTAGTTATAATAAATGATATTTTCTTAATTTTTTATTAAGTTCCTCAGTTTCATTTGCTACCTTTTTCATACTAGCAAGTACTTCAGGATGAACATCTGCTTTTTTAACCTTAGATAAAAATGCATCAGTTGCACCTTTTTGTAAAGATTTGAAAAAATTATCAACTAATGAAGTTAAAATTCCTTCATTTAGTTTTTCGTATTGTTTAGCCATATACATGATTTTATATAAATATCATATAAAACAAAAAGTTAGGAGTTTATCGTCTCCTAACTTTACTATTTGCTTTATTAATTTCTTCGTTTTCTTTTTTCTTTATCTCATATAATTGATTTGCGTACATCCTTCTAATATGAATCGGTAAACACCAAACATCAGAGAACGTAAATCCTCCACCACCTTGAAATACCAAAAAGAAAATTTCATCGTATAATTGTTTCTTATAATCAGTTGGAAGGGTAAAAAAAGTCGATTCCAAAAGGAATATCAAGTGCCTCCGTTTCACCCGTTATGTCTGATGTGAATTCAAATTTCATATCTAAATCCGGTGATATCTCTTTAATGTAACTTCTGAATGCTTTTACATCTTTTGCTAAGAATTGGTTTGATACCCATCCGTTTACATATCCTCTATCAGAATTATCATTAACAGAAACAATCATATATTTCAATCTTGTTGTAACTTCTGATGATACTGCCTTTCCTTTCGTTAATCTTTCTAATGCTTTGATTTCATTATTAATATCTTTTTCATCTTTGTGAGTAAGTAACTTAAACACAATTTTAGTTCCTGATGGTAATTCAAATGAATATCTATTTTCAGGACTTAGTAATGAAAAATCAATATCTTTAGTTTGAACAGCTGTTAAATCAATTGTAACTTTTTGTCTTTCACCACTAAAAGGATCTGTAATTTCAACATCATATCCAGGACCATATCCTAAAACTCTAGCAGCTAAGTATATTGCGTTTTTATCACCAACAACTAAATCATCCGAATTTACACCTTGTTGAACTACAATTGATTCTAATAACTTATCTAATACAATCCCTTTATTAATAAGGTTTCTATCAGCTAAAATATCCTCTTCTTTTGCAGTTAAATATTTAATTTCAACTTTACCACTACTTAATGGGTTTGATTGTGGATATACCTTACCTTCTGATGGTAGAGATATTACCTGTGTTGGGAAATCAAATCCTTTGTGTTGAATTTGTGGTGGTGTAGTTGGTGTTCCACCTCTTTGTATTTGTATGTTTTCTTCCATAATAACTTCTTTGTTTTATATAACTATTTATTTTTTATTTTTTTGGTTTTAAATCATCATCTGTTTGTGTAGTTGTATAACTCCACGTACTACCACTAGGATACCCATAGGCAGTTGATGTTGTTCCAAATCCAAATGGTGGATTAGCTATTGTTATAGAACCACTCCCAGGTGTTGTTGTAATTGTTGTACCATTAGTATCTCCACAATAAATTTCATACGGTCTATATGGATTTGTTGGAGCTGGTGTAATATGTGGTAATGTTTGTATTGGTGCAGTATTTGGAACTCCAAATGGAAATGATGATAATGTACTATCATCCTTTACTTCTGCTAATTTTTCTTTTAATAAATCCCATTGCTTTGGAGTGATATTAAATTCATGCACTCCTTCTGTAAATCCTTTTAACCAAATAACGAATTCTTTTGATGTCATAACTTATATATTTGTATATATAAATATAATGAAAATAAAAAAGGGAAACAAATAATGTCTCCCTTTTCTTTTTATATCTTTCTTTAGATTAGAATTCTAAGATTGCGTAATCGTAAGTAATTGTTAATGTAATTTCTACCGGATCACTCGTATTCCAGTTAAAATCACCAAACTCTGCATTACTAATAAACGCACCTACTAATTTCCATTGTTCAACTTTATCACCCACAGGTCCTAAAGCGTAGAAATCAATATTCTTTTTATAGAAATCTGCGTATCCATCTCTACCAGTAATAGATTCATGTGATGTTCTAATCCACTCCATTACTGATTGTGCACCACTCGGTACAATTGGATCGTACATAGTGATTGTAATGTCAGTCCAATTAGATTTACCCTTAATTTTTCTCTTTAAGTTGATATGATCTAATTCTACTACTTCACTTTCAATCTTTGGTCTGTTTGCCGATTTTACCATGAAAGATGGAATACCATCGATTTCCATAATAAAACGGTTTTGTAACTTAGGTTCAAAGTTTGTATAGAATATCTTATCAAATGATAATACGTCAGCCATTGTTTATTTCTCCTTTACTTATTATAAGTATATCTTTTTTTAATTATGCGTTAAAACTTGCCCCAGTTGGTAAAACATTGAAATCAATTTGAATGAATTCTGCAGTTTTAGTTGGTTGTAAGAAGATAGCACCTTTTAATATGTTTCTATCAATTACATCTGGAGTGTTGTTTGTATCATCCATTACAACTCTGAAAGCGTATAAACCTTGTCTTTGTTGAATAGATTCTAAATAAGGGTTAACTGTGTTTAAGAAGCTATTTCTTGTATCAGTAGTATTTTGTTCAAATATTAAGAAACGAGATGTAGATGCGATAAACTTCTTAACTGTGATTAACAATCTTCTTACGTTGATTCTATCTAATGCAGATGGTCTACTCTGTAAAGTTTTTTGTCCGAATGCACTAATACCTTGTCCAGGAAATTGTGCGATTGGATTTACTTTTGCTTCGTATAATTCATCTCTTTCAGCGTGTGTTAATCTATTTAATACAGCTGCTGCACCAATTACACCACCTCTATTCAAACCAGCTGGTGCGAACCACTCTGCTGCTGTTGCATCATTTGCTGCATAAACTCTAGGTAATAAAACTGAAGGTGGAACTGTAATTAATCTACCAGTATTAGTATCGATTGTTTTTAACCAAGGATAGTAAACTGCTGCATAGTTAGTATCTAATGATTCTGCAACTGCTGTTACATCACCAATTGATGCTTCTTGTCCTGCAGGATCCATAATATAAAAAGTATCTGCTCTATTTTCACAAATATCCATTGCGTATTGTGTTATCGCTGAGTGATTGTTATGATTAACACCCGGTAATACTAATAAGTTAATATCATACTCATCTGTGTTTGATAATGCATCTAAACATTTTTTGTATGCTATTGAACCACTTGCTGCAGAAGTTGATAAGTTAAATCCTTGAACATTTGTTGAACTAATATCTGCACCTTTATAAATTGGTGTTGCTGCACTCATACCATCAAATCCACCTTGAAATGCTACCGTAAATGTTCTATAAGAAATTTGAGCTGCACTTGCTAAAGATGTTAATGATAAACCAACTTGTGAATCTAAACCGAATGCAACATTTGCACCAGTCAAAGCACTTTCAGGTAATGGTTTTAAATAAATACTATTATCAGTATTTCCTTCTAAATCAATACCACTTGCATATACTGAAGAACTCAATGAAGCTGTTGTATAAGTAACTGCTGGAATTCTATTAGAAATTGTACTTGTTGTTGCAATTGGTAATGTATAAGCATCATGTCCGAATGGAACTGCTACAATTGGAGCTGCTCCATCAACTTCTACTCTTACATATTTAGATTTATTTGCCCAATCACCTAATTGTGTTACCTTTCCATCAGATGCAATTGTTGTATAACTATCACCGATTACTCTACCAATAAAATTAGTTGATGATGGATCTAAATTTACATTATTAAATTGCTCTAAAATTGTTTTTCTTTTATCTGTATCGTTAAAATCTCTTACAACTACGGTGAATGTTCCGAAATCAGAACCATTGATATCACCAGCTGCTTTAACATTACTAATTGTAATTTTAAATCTTGTATTTTCTACATTACCATCAGCTAAAGTATGAAACTTAACTAAATTAAATCTACTATCACCAATCAATTGAGATTGAATCCATGGTGTAGAAGCGTAAGTTGCATCATTTGTAAAGTCTTGATTTGCAATTACTGATGCTGTTACAGTTGTATTTGCATCAAATGTAATACCATGATTCTTAAATAAACCATATACATATGCTTTTTTAGAACCGAATGGTGATGTTCCGAATACATCTTCTATATCCATATTATCCGCTGGATCAACTGATGCACTATATTGTCCGATAATTGAACCTGAAATGAAGAAATCACCACTAGTATTTGTTGTTAATACTGTTCCGGTAAATCCTGCATTAGAAGCACTACTTGCATTAAATACAATACCAATTGATGCAGATACTGCACCACTTGTTGCTGTTAATATAATAGGAGCTGTTTCAGTATAACCACCGATACCTGCTACTCTACAAATAGTTACTAAACCAGTCTCTCTTAAATAGTTTTGAGCGGTTAATTCTGTGTAATATGTACCATCAGCTGCACCAAAGATGTCTTCTAACTCTGAAGGTGATGTGATGATTGTTGGTTTAAACGCTGGTCCTTGTTTGAAAGGTCCTACGATTGCTCCACCAATAGCTCCAACTCCTTGTGCTATGAATGATAAATCGTTTTCTCTTGTAAACACACCAGGTGATACTAATTTTTCAGCCATTTTATTGTTTCTCCTTATAAATTATGTTATAATATTCTAATATAAATATACAAACATTGTTGTAAAAATATATTATTATTGTTCTTTAGGTGTAAATTCTCCAGTTGTTGTGTCTAGATTACCATCACCGTATTCTTTTTGTAAATCAGCGAAAAATAGTTGTTCTTCTGAATTTAGTTTTTCTAATTCAACATACATACTTTCTTCTTCTAATTTTAACTCTTTTTGTCTGATTTGATTTTGTCCTATAATAAACACTAGCTCATTATATTTCCCTCTCAATTCGTTCATTTTTTGTAACTGCTCATCTTTAATTTTTGCCATAATCTTTATTTATTTGTTCTATATATAAATATATATTTTTTTACTCAAACGATATTATAATCCGTATCTACCTTTTAAGTTATTCCAAATTACTCCAATTTCAGTTGCACTCAATGCTCTTTGATAGAAGAAGAATGAACCTAATTCACCAGTGTTACCATTCATTAATTCTATATCACCCGTTGAAGTGTTAGCGTGAGTAGCTTTAGCATCTGATGCCGTATATATCTCTACATTATTATTATATATTTTAGTTGTACCTGCTCCTGTTGTTACTGCATACATTCTCCAACCACTAGTAGTTTGTGATCCTACATTTATAATTATATTTGCAGTTGTATGCCAGAAGGCTACTAAACCACCCTCGGTTGCGGTACCAAATAAAAAGTCTGGATCTCTTCTAAAAAAAGTACCAGCACTATTTTTTACAAATGCAATAATAGTATATCCATTTGCAGTTGTTGAGTTAAACAATGTATGATTAGTACCGGTTGGGTTTCCAGGTTGTTTAACACCTAATTTATTAGCTGCAAATGTTAATGATTTTGGAGTTGATGTATTAAATACAGGTGCTACCTTTGCGGGATTTGAATTACCACCAAGTAGGTTAAAACCAGTTGTATTTCCACTTAAATCATTTAAATCTCTTTGACCTGATACGTTGTATGAATTTGCGAATTGTGGATCTAAATAACATGTTAAATTTTGCCATGGGATTGGTGCACTTGCTGCTCCTTTATTATGTGAAACAAATCCGTTTGCTAAGAAAGTATGTGCTACATCTACGGTAATTGTTGCAATTTCTAAATTTCTATTATGGAATTCAACATTTATAACATCGATTTCTTCAATTAATCCAGTTAGATTATTATATTTAATTAATTTATCACCTTCTGCTACATCCTCTGCTCTTGTAAATTGGTATGTATTTGTAATTGCATCCCAAGCATAGAAAGGATGAGCGTGTGTTGTTTTAATTGCACCATCATTAATTGATACATATTGATCAATAAATGAGAAATAGATATTACTAACTTGTGCATCTACTACTTCACCAGCACTAGCTGATGTATGATACCACCAATACCATTCACCCAAATCGTTTTCAGGTAACCATGATGGCATTCCTTCTGGTACAAATGTTTTAATACTATCACCAACATATAAATCACCAGCTTCAACTGATGTTCCATCTGCTAATAAAATTTGAGTATCAGTTGCAACACATAAAATATCGGAGTTAATAGAGTTATAACTATCTACTCTATATATCTGTTTTTCTGCTCTATTTTCAAACCCATAGTTTCCAGTTGAACCTGAGTTGTAACCATCTTCAAAATATACACTTAATCGGTTTCCATTAGCACTACCTGTGTAAGATGGTGAATTTGCCAAATTCAATGCATTAATAGCAGTTGTTTGACCACGTGTACCAACCTCAAAATCATATTGTGTCATATTAAAATCTAGCAAAAACTGATAGTTATTACCTTGTGTTCTAACTCTATTGTTAAATGCTAAACCTGCTCCTGTAAATGCAAATGTTACATTTTCGGATGTGTTTTCTACAATATATGTAAATGGTAGTGTTGCCGTTACACCATCTATTGAGAATGAACTCATAGATACCGGCGTACCCGCCATTCCATTTGCCGCGTTTAATGATGATGATTGTGAAGTTCTACCGGTTCCACTCCACGATCTGTATAAGTTACTTAAACTTAAATTTGATTTTGGCATATTATTTCCTTTTTATTTTCTTTAACTATTATAAATATCTAATAAACTATTAACCCATTTATCTTTATTTGAATACTCTAACATTTTTTCTTTTAATTTATTGAACCAATGTTTTTTATATTCGTAATCACTATTTTTAATCCACTGCACCGTTCCTTCAAACTCTGTTTTACTTTCTGCTCTAAATGGATAACTAAAATCTTTTAACCAATCTTTACTCAATATAGGTAGTTTTCCATAATCAACCGCTTGAAATATTGAATATCCAAATGGTTCATAATTAAAACAACTATGTGAAATCCCCCATTCTAAACGATAAAACCAATCTAATTTACTATAATCAAACATATATCGTTTAGCTCTTTTGAAATTCACCCCATATCCCTTCTCCCATATATTATTTAAAACTTTTAATGTTGTAAATAAATAACAATCTATGTTTTCTAAATACCACACTCTCTTTCTTGTTTCCGTTCTAGATGCAAAACCTACCTTTGTACTATCATTTAATTCTAAATTATGTTGAAAATCATAATAATTTGGAATATCTATGAACTCATATTTTGCGTGAGTAGGAGTTTGAAATAATCCAATCCATATTCTCTTTTTAGCTTTTTCTATAATATTCAGTTCCCATTCCGGATCTGTACCATAGTGTTGCATACCAGGTGCATCTGAAAATAAGCCAGCTTTGAGAGACATATCTATTGAATTATGCATTACATAACTCTCTATCTTGTCCAAATTGTTTAGGATTGCTGAGTTAGGGTAATAGTGTCCGTGTAGTATGTGTATTCGCCGAGCACTATTTATAAGTTCATCGAACTTATCTTTATCATCCACTTGCCAATAAATTTCAAGGGGGAACTTGTCCCCCTCAAAATCATCTGGTCTTTTTCTATGTATAAGTAGGATAGGTTTTACTTTTAAATGAGGAACAACATATTCTACAAAATTGTTCACCCAAACATCACTACCAGCACCTACTTTATTTCCGAAACCTGTTGTATAATATACATCATACATTCTTATAAGCTATTATTCTTCTTTAATTTTTCGATTTCTAAAGTTAAAGAATGTATTTGTGTTTGTTGTTCTTTGATTGCTTCTACCAATAAACCTATTGTTTTAGAATAATCTAATGCTAAGAAACCATCTCCTCTTTCTTTCACCACTTCTGGTAAAACTTCTTGTACTTCTTGTGCAATTAAACCAGTCTTAGGTGTTTCTTTAGTTGCTGTATCAACATCATCATTCCATTCCCAAGTTACACCATTTAATTTAGTTACTTTTGCTAATGCATCTGTAATATTTACAATGTTGTTCTTATGTCTTTTATCTGAAGTTGAATATGCTACTACATCACCAGTTGCTGTGATAGAACCACTTACGATTTGATTAGCTGTAAATGTATTTGCTCCTGCTAATTTAGCATAAGATGTAAATGCACTTGCAGATAATGCTGTTTGAGAAGCTAAACTTGCACTAAATGAAGTTGCTGCACTTGCACTATATGCTGAAGCACTTGCAAAAGCACCAGCTGCAGAATTTAAGTTGGTTACAATTCTACTATCTACTGATGTTGAATATGTTGTTACATTACCAATTCCGGTTAAGGTTGAAACACTTAATGAACCAGATATAGTTGTAGATGCATTGATATCCAATGTTCTGCTACTATTTGTCATATCACCATACATAAATGGTTGATCACCCACTTCACCATTTGAAACATAAAATTTATAACTTTCATTCGTATATGAAGAAGGTCCTGCATTTGCACCCAAATATAAGTTATTCGTTGCGATACCGGTTAGATAACTACCTGCACCGTATCCAATTGCTGTATTTTTAATAAATCTATCCGTTTCATCACTTTTACCTTTTAATGCATTACCACCAATTGCTGTTGTATAAAATCCACTATTTACATAACCTCCTACACCATCACCTACGAATGTATTTGATACAGGTTGTCCATTCACACCACCTGGGTCTGCTAAAGTAAATGCTGCACTTTTACCGATTGTGATATTTCCTACACCATTTACCATTGAATAACCTGCTTGGTCACCCATTGCAATATTATTACCACCGGTTGTTAAATTATATAATGTACCTCTACCAATACCAGTATTAAATTCACCAGTTGTTAAATCAGGCATTACATCAATACCTAAAACAGTATTATTATCAGGAGTATCTCCTCTTCTACCAATTTCGAATTTACCTATATTAACATAAGAACCACTACCAATTATTATATTTGCCTGAGAGTATAAACCATTAGGGAAAGTTTGAGAACCATCTGCATTTGTTGTAATAGATGATAATATTGCACCGGCTGCAACAACATTAATTGAACCAGTTGAAATATAAAGGTCTCTCCAAATTTTAGTTTGAGAACCCAAATCAAATACGTTATCCACAGATGGAATAAGTGATGAACTTAATGATGCAACTACATTAACTGTATCGGATGTATTATCACCGATTGTTAATTGTCCACCTAAAGTTAAATTACCCGCAATATTTGCGTTACCTGTGATATCTAATCCAGAACCTGAAATAGCTCCGAATGTTCCAGTACTTCCTGTACCAGTTGATGATAAAACGATATCACCTGTTGCTCCACCAATTACTAATGTTCCCAATGTAGTGTTTACATATGGTTCACCGAATGCTAACGAACCTGATTGTTGTGCGGTCGTACCACGTCTAAATTTAAGTCCCATTTGAGTTTACTCTTTTTTTTAGTTTGTTATTAGTCTATAAATATATAAATCTTAATACTAAACTATCTTATTTTCTAAATCTTTTATTCGTTTTTCTTGTTCTTTTGCAACTTCAATTAATAAACCTATAATCTTATCATAATCAACACCTAAATAACCAGTAGATGATTCTTTTACTAACTCAGGCAATACTTTTTCAACATCTTGAGCTATCACACCATAATCATGTTTACCTGCTTTAAATATAGATTTATCATTCCAATCAAATTCGACACCTCTTAATTGTTGTACTTTGTGGATTGGATTAGAAATTAATTGAATGTTATCTTTTAATCTTTCATCCGATGTTGAGTATGCTACTACATCTCCGGTTACATTTAACGAACCACTTATGATTTGGTTTTGTGTAAATGTATTTGCTACCGCTAATTTAGCATAAGTTGTTACTGCACTTGCAGAGTATGCCGAAGCACTTGCTAAAGCACCTGCTGCTGAATTTGCATTTGTAATTGCTACCGTTGCCGCACTTGCACTATACGAAGATGCACTTTGGAATGCTCCCCATGCACTTGCGGAGTTTATAGAAATATTAGTAGATTGTGTTGCATCTGTTTGATATATAGATGCACTTAATGTATTTACATCAGTACCAATATTACCAAATCTACTATTTAATGATGCACTAAATGCAAATAAACTACCACTTAACTCACTAAACGAAGTTGAACCAGTTTGATTTAATGAACCTGTTATAGTCAGTATATCACTTTGTTGATCTCCAATTTGGTTTGAACCACTACTAAATATTACAGATGAACTTTGTATGATTGTATGTAATTCAGTTGCGTATATAGTTCCACTAACAAATAAATTTCCACTTGCTGTAATATCATTTGTTACATTTAATGAACCACTAATAATTTGGTTTGCTTTAAATGTATTTGAACCGGTTGTTGCATATGTTGTATCGTTAAATTCCAATGAATCTAATCTACTATCTACTGATGTTGATAATGATGTTACTACTGAAGCTGATACATAATTTGTGATTAAAGAAGTTATCTGTAATTGTTGGTTTGTATCAGTTGTTGCTATACTTGAACTTAAATCAATTCTTGCTGCATTACTTTCACTAATAGATGTTGCAAATGAACTACTATACGAAGATGCACTTTGGAATGCTCCCCATGCACTTGCGGAGTTTATAGAAATATTAGTAGATTGTGTTGCATCTGTTTGATATATAGATGCACTTAATTCTGTTACATTAGCTACACTTATACTAATTCTACTATTAAATGATGAAGATATATCTCTTACATCTATACCATCCACTGCACCACTTATAGAACCAGTTATATATTGTGTAAATGTATTATATCCTGTAAATGTATTATTTGTTGAAGTGTTTGCTCCCGCTGCAATACTTAGATTGGAAACGGATGTACTTATATTTAAAATTGAAGTTTGTAATGCTCCACTAGTTGCACTTAAAGATGAACTAAACGAAGAACTATACGAAGATGCACTTTGAAATGCTCCCCATGCACTTTCACTTACTATTAATATTGAACTTTGTAAACTTGCACTATACGAAGATGCACTTTGGAATGCTCCCCATGCACTTTGAGAATTTATTAATATACTTTGAGTTGCATTATTAATTGTGGTATAAAAACTGCTACTATATAAATTTGTTATAGCATTACTTGCACTAATCCTACTATCTACTGATTGCGAGTATGTTGCTAAACTACCACTTAATTCTGTAAAGTTAGTTGAACCAGTTACTTCTAATGAACCTGTAATACTTACTTTATCACTTTGTTGATCACCGAAAGTTTGAGAACCACTACTGAATATTACTGAGGAACTTTGGTATATTGTATGAATTTCAAATGCGGTAATTGTTCCTGTAATATCTACATTACCACTTATAATTTGAGAACCATTAAATGTATTTGAACCAGTTGTTGCAAATATAGCTACCGCACTTGCACTATATGCTGAAGCACTTTGGAATGCTCCCCATGCTGATGCAGAGTTTACGGTAATATTTATATCTTGATTATAATCTCTTGTATAAATTGATTCACTTACTAAACTTAATGAAGTAGATACACTTTGTGATAATGTTGCTATTGTTCCACTAATAGAAGAACTTACTGAACTTAAGGATGAACTAAATGAACTACTATAAGAACTTGCACTTTGGAATGCTCCCCATGCTGATGCACTATTCGAAGCAATATTATCAATATTAGTGTTTATAGTTGTATAGAAACTTGCACTATATGCACTTGCACTTTGGAATGCTCCCCATGCACTTTGAGAATTTATTAATACACTTTCTGTTGTATTATTAATTGTGGTATAAAAACTACTACTATATGAAGATGCACTTTGGAATGCTCCCCATGCACTTTGAGAATTTATAATTATCCTATTATCTACGGATGTACTATATGTTGTTATATTACCAATACCATTAATCGAACCACTTAGAGTGCCCGTTAATTGTGTAAATGAACCAGATGTTGCATAAACATTTCTATATACTTTAGATGTAGAACCCAAATCGTATATATTAGTTGCATCAGGTATAATTGAAGAACTTAAATCTGCATTAAAAATAACACTATCATTTGTATTATCACCAATTGTAATAGTACCACCTAATGTAATATCTCCACTTACGTTAAAACTACCACTATTAATTCCACCGATTTTTGCTAATTGTACATTAGTACCAATATCAGTACCTAATGCTAATGATTGAGATTCAATATCATAATATAATTCACCACTTTCTAATGAACCGGTAAGTGATTCTCCTCTCCTAATTTGAAATAATGATGCCATTTAATCTTATATGTTTTTTATAAATATCTTAAATTAATATTTTGTTTAATTATCTAATATAAACTTCTACTCTTGCACTTCTATTTATACCAGTCGTATCTTGACAACACCCAATCATATCTCCACCTGAATAGTTTCCGTATCTACTATCCATACCAATTCCACCACTTACATCGTCCGAACCTCTGTATGGGCCAATAGCCAAAGTGGCTGGAGATGTATATAATCCTTCTCCATTCTCATTCCAACCAAACCCCCATCTAACTTTTGCATCGGTTACACCAAAATATGTTGGGTTATTTCTAAAATTAAATCCGTAAAATCTAATATCCACCTGGCTTGAAAATATACCACTAGCCCAACCAGTAAAAGTTTTTGCATCTCTTAAAAAATATCCACCATAAGTACCACCATCTCCACTTTCGTATGTTCCTGCATTAGTAAAAAAATCTACTAAATTTGTTCGTGTACTAGCTCTACCACCATTAAAACCTTTTTCCATCCATGTCCAAGTTCCTGTTCCAGCAATACTACCTCCGCTTGTTGCAATATCAGGCCATCTAGCCATTAAATCCGTACCTTCGAAATAATTGAATGCATCATATTTAGCATCACCATCATCTTGATTTAAGTTATTTTGA